TTAACACTCGACGCAGAGGCAATAATCCCTGTAGCTTCTCCAGGGGCTGGTGCTTTTGCCGAACTTGATGATGGAACTGCTAATAACCGCGTTGTGCTTTATCCCATTTCCGCCAGCACCGCAGGTGTTTATGCCAGTTCGGGCGGCACGCAAATAACTTTTAGCTCGATTGGAACAATTACTGCTGGGGTGCCGTTCAAAGTTGCCATAAGTATGCGCCCGGGGTTGCAGCAATATGCGTTGAACGGTGCTAACCTCGGTTCAACCACCAGTGCGCTTCAACCAAAGTCTATGACGACTTTGCGTTTGGGGCAAAACATCGCGTTTGTATCCGTAAATTGCTGGCTGCGCCGTGTTCGTTGTTGGTCCCGTGCGCTGAGCGCTGGTGAACTCCAAAGCTATACGACATAAGGAATACGATTGTGAATGATTTTCGCGTCTTTATGCCGATCGCCAAACTTGATAAAGAAAACCGGACTGTCAGTGGCTATGCCTCGACGCCTGCCAAGGACTCGGATGGCGAAATTGTCACTCTCCAAGCCATCAAAAAGGCCCTGCCGGGCTACATGGCTTGGGGCAACATTCGGGAGATGCACAAACTCAGCGCTGTGGGATCGGCTCAAGAAGCCAACATCGACGCCAAGGGTCTTTTTCTCACGGCTAAAATCGTCGATGATGCGGCATGGAAGAAATGTGTTGAAGGTGTTTACAAGGGTTTCAGCATTGGCGGCCGAAAACTCGACAAAAGCGGCAACAAGATTACCGAGATCGACATGACCGAGATTTCGGTGGTTGATCGCCCCGCCAACCCCGAGTGCAGCTTTGCCTTAGCGAAGCGCGAGAAGGATGTTGAAGTATCCAAAGCCGAGGGGTTTTTGATCAAACTCGAAAAACCAGCAAAACCCTCGCCCGAGGCTCGGGCCTTGTCAAAAATGGCCAAAATCGTAGGCACCCTTGCCAAGGCCGGGCCGCCTGCGGCCAAGGACGGCTTGAGCCTGCCTGCGGTGCCCAACATTCAGCCCGACGGCACCATGAGCCACAAAGACAGCCGGCCGAACGAAAACGTCACTCGCAAGACGGACGATGATGCGGCGCCTTGCGAAGCGCACGGCAAGATTGGATGCGAAAAGTGCGCCGCGGCCAAGACTCAAAAGCTCGGTGACAGTTCCAGGCCCTACGGCGACGTAACCTATGCCGACGACGGTCTGCGCCCGGATGGCAAGAAGCGCTATCCCATTGACACGGCGGATCATATCCGGGCCGCGTGGAACTATATTCACAAGAAGAAAAATGCGGGCAAATACACCGACGACGACTTGGCCAAGGTCAAGGCCAAAATTGTTGCGGCGTGGAAAGCCCATGTCAATGCCGAGGGTCCGCCAAGTATGGACGGCGAGTCAAAGACCGTGGGTAAGAGCCTTGTGCCCGAAGATTTGTTCAAACTCAGTGGTGGTGGGTTTTTGGACTTGCCCAAGGCTGATGCCCTGCATAAGGTGGTTGCAGCGCAAGCGCCGGCCCCCCAAGGGGCTTTACCCTCCTTTCTTACCCTTGGCAAAGCCGCCAAGCCCCTGCGCAAAAGTATGCGCACGGCTGGCAGTTTGTCCTATGTTTTCGACTCGCTTCGGGACGCCCAGCGCAGCTTGCTCATGGAAGGCAAGCGCGAAGGCGGCGACAAGCGGGACAAGGGGTTGGCCGATCGCCTCGGTGCTATCGCCAAAGAGCTTTCAGGCGTGATCAGCCAGAAAGCGACACACGAAGGGGAAGAGGCCACTACCCTGACGGACGCTGATGATATGTTTACCAACCGTATGTTAGGAGCAGAAACAATGAGCACGCCGATGAATTATGCAGCCGGAGGCGATCCGCTAACCAATGCCATTCTTGACGTGGTGAAGCGGGCGGCAATGCCGACCAAGGCCCAGATGATGAAGGAAGCGGGCGATAACGTCAAGGAGTGCCGCAAGGCCGCCAAGGCCGCCCGGGAAATGATCGAGGATTGCCACAAAATGCACAAGGCGGCGTTCTTGGCCAAGACCGAGAAGGCGGCCAAGGGCGACAAGGGCGGCGAGGAGTTTGACCACGCCGGCGCCATGGAGAAATTGCAGAAAGCCTATGCCGAGATCGACAAGGCGCGTATGCTCGGCAAAGCGGCGATGGCCAAAATGGAGAAGGTCAGCCGGGCCGGCCAGAAGGGCCAAGAGGTTTCGGACCCCGAGTCGCCCTTTTACGAGGTTCCGCCCGGGATCAAGGACCTGACGCCCGAGATGATGGCCACACTGTCGCCGGCAGGCAGCGGCAAGGGCAGCCAACCGCTCGATTACGGCAACCCTGTGGTTGCGCTCAAGGGCGAAGGCCAGGGCGACTTGGCGAAATTCGCCAAGAACGGCATGGTTTCCGCCGAGGTCATGCAACTGCTGCTCGAAAAGGCTCAAACTGACGGGGAGCTTGCCGCGCTTCGCCGCCTGCCAATGAGCGTCGCAGGCGGACGCCGACCAATGGCGTTCAACACCCAACGCTTGCTCGGCGATGGTCAGGGCGGACACAAAGATGTCGGGGCGCTAAATAAGGCCCTGTTCGACGGCGTGGATGTCGGTGCCCTGAATGGCCAGGATGAGCGGACGCATACCGAGGCTAGCGCCCGTGCCATTGGCAACTTCATTCAATCGGGTCTGTTCGGCAAAAGCGTCTTCGATCCCGCGTTCAAAGGCGGTGCCGCACTCGGCGGCTAAAGCCCAGTCTTGCCTTGGCTTGTGTGAAGGGTAACGGTTCTTTCTTCTATATTTTGGAGATAAAGTAATGGATGGCATGCAAGGGGTTCCCTTCACCGGCAATGGTGGTATCGGGAATGAGTTCGTCAACGCGCTGTTGCAGAACGAGAATTTCGTCAAAACGCTGGAAAAGCGCATGGGACCGTTGGCCAAGGCCGATACCATTCAGCAGGCTACGAACCTGCTGTGGTATGACCTCACGCCCGTGGTCCAGATGCTCTACCCATATCGGGAATTGATCCCTCGCATTTCGCGCCTGCCCCGTGTGCCCGCAAACGGCGGCAATGCGTTCCACTGGAAGCGGATCGTGGGCATCAACGTGAATGGTGCCTCGTCGGGCGTCAGCGAAGGCAATCGGGGCGCTCGCATTGCGATTGCCGAGCAAGACCTGACCGCCGCGTTCAAGACGCTTGGTTTCGAGTCGTCCGTCACGTTCGAGGCGCGGCTCGGGGCGCGGAACATGAGCCCAGAAGCCTTGGGCATCAGCGTTCAGTCCTCGCTCCGTTCGCTCATGATCGACGAGGAGAAAATCCTCATCAACGGTGATGCGAGTTTGCCGCTCGGTGTCACGCCGACACCAACCCTGACCGCAGGCACGGTGACTGGTCTGACAGGCACCTTCGCCTCGGGCACCGTTTATGTGATCTGCGTGGCACTGACCGGCATGGGGTATTTGGCTTACACGCCATATAACAGTGTCACTAATCTCGGCGGCATCGTGGGCCAGGTCACGAAGATCAACGCCGACGGGACGAGTGACACGTATGGTGGGGGCAGCGCCCAGCCGAGCGCAGAAGCCTCCGTAACGACGACGGGCACTCAGTGCGTCACGGCGACTTGCACGGTGGTCCCCGGCGCCTTCGCCTATGCATGGTTCGTCGGCAGCGCCAGCGGGGCGGAATACCTTGCCGGTGTCACGCCGAGCAACCAGGCAATCTTCACCAAGTATCCGGCCAATACCAACCAGCCGATCGCGAACCTCAAGGTGGGCGCCACCTATGCGGATAACTCCGTCGATCAACTGGTGCCGGACGGGGTCTTGGCCCAGGTGTTCGGTCAGGTCACGGGGCCAACCCCCGGCCAGTTGATGAGCACCAACCCGGTTCTGCCGTCCGGCATCAGCTTCTCCCAAGGCGGCAGCATCATCTATACGATGGCGGCGGGCAACACGGGCCTGACCATTGCCGGCACGAACTTTGCCGAAATCGACGCCGTGTTGCGAGCCGCCTACGACCAATACAAGATCGGTTTCGACCGCATCTTGATTTCGGCCACGGACGTGCTCGATACCTTCGGTGCCATGCTGGCGCAGTCGGGCAGCACCGGGAATGGTTTCCGCATGTTGTTCGACGCCGATCAGGAGACCGGTCGCATCGTGGCGGGCCGTCGGGTGACGAGCTATCTGAACAAGTTCTTTAACAATACGCTGGATGTCGAAGTCCACCCGTATGTGCCGCCCGGCTGCCTCCTTTTCTGGTCCGACCGCATCCCCTACGAGTTGTCGGGCGTGGCGAACCTGCTCGAAGCCAAGGTCCGGCAGGACTATTACCAAATCCAGTGGCCCTGGAAGTCGCGGCGGTATGAGTATGGGGTTTATGTCGATGAGACGTTCCCCATCTACTTCACTCCGGCGTTCGCGGCGATCATCAACAAGAACCCGAGCACTGGCAGCTTTAGCTTCTAAAGCCGACGCCGATATAACCTCTCCATTTTGTTGTGGAGGGGTTATAAACTTTTTGTCGGTTTGCGTAACGGGGGCCTAATTCGATGGCTAGTCACTGCCAAGACTGCACCGGGTGCTGCACAGTGTTTGAAGTCAAACCGATTAACAAACCTTTCGGTGTTCCGTGCCAGCATATTGGCAATACGCTTTTCGGCCGCGGCTGCACCATATATGCCGATCGACCAGACGCCTGCAAACGATACGTTTGTCTTTGGCTGGACTCGCAACGGCGGGTTGAAGTTGAGAAGATGCCCGAAGATATGCGCCCCGATGTCAGCCATGTGGTTTTGGGCTGGCCGTGGGGCGAGGATCGAGAGACTCTGTTTGTTTACCCCTATCCGGGCTATGAGAACGCTTGGCGGGAGGGTAAAATTCGGGATCATTTGCGCATGATACTTTCGCGCGGTGGCAAGATTGTTGTGGTCTACGGTGATAAGCGCATTGCCATTAAAGGCGACACGGCGTTTGTTGGCACCGAAGACGAGTTTGCTGAATTACTTTCATAATAAAACGGAAGGACGAAGTTATGTGGTTTGTTTTCCCAGACGGTGTTGAAACCATCAGTGTGGAACAGCAGTCGTTTAAGGCCGAGGCATTGGATGTTGTAGGCCGCCGGGCGTTCAGGGCGCCCGCACATTTTGCGCCGAGGATTTTGTCTCTCCAAGGCTTCGCACTTGCGGCAGAATTGGCGCCTGGATCGCCCGAGGACTTGCCCGTCGGTGTCAGTGGCGATCAGCAGGCGATCAAGGATTTCGGCGCCCTGGTCGAGGCCCAGGCGGACGAAATTCAGGGCCTCCGGGCCGACAACATTGCCATCGCCAGTTCAAATTCGGCACTAGTAAAGGAACGGGACGGGCTTTTGGCCAAGGTCGAGGAGCTTGCGCAGACGATCGAGGACTTGCAAGACCGGCTTGATCAATATGAGGACAAGGACGGCAATCAGTTGCCGAAGACGGTGAAAGAGAAAGTAAAGGCATAAACTGTGTCTTTGCTCGGGGGCGATCTTACCACACCACAGCGCGTAGCGACGTGGATGGCAAGCGCCCCCAGTTTGCCTTCGGCCATATTGTCCCAGCTTGTGACTTCTCAGTCGAACTTGATTTACAGCAAGCTGAACCGAGCTAGGCTCTATAGTCAAACTTTTACTCGCACATTCGACGGTGTTGGCACCGCTCAAATTATGCTTCCCGATTATCCGGTTACGAGCATTGTTTCCGTTCAATTGGGTCAGTCCCTAATACCAGCGAGCACAACAGGCACCGCAGGTAGCACAACGAACCTTGCGTCAAGCCCCGGTTACGGTTATAGGTTCATTCCTTGGGGCGGCAGTTTGCCTGGCGACACGGCAATGTTGGAACTGCAAAATGGTTTTTTCTGGCCTGGGCCGCAAAACGTAAAAGTCACCTATGTTGCGGGTTATTTGATTAGTGGCGAGGCACAAACGGTGCCAACATTAAGCCCCTATACCGTCACGGTCAATCAGTTTCAAGGGATTTGGTGCCGTGATAATGGTGTGGTATATAGTGCTACTGGCCTTCCGTTGGTGGCTGTTGCATCAAATCCAACGGTGGGCCAATATGTGGTTGGCCCCGACTCGACACCAGGAGTATATACGTTCTCGGCGGCCGATGCCGGCGCGGCACTAAATATATCGTATTCGTTTATCCCGGCCGATCTGGAAGAAGCCGTGATCCAAATGGTGGCGGAACGCTACGCCTACCGGAGCCGTGTCGGTGATATCAGCAAGAGCCTTGGCGGGCAAGAAACCATGAGGTTTTTCCGAGGCAACAGTGGGCGGCCTTGGAGCGGAATGGGGAGCTTGCCACCCGAGGTTTATGACTTGATTAACCCCTATATTTCGGTTCTGCCCCCAACTATTGGAGCACCCGTCTGATGCTTGAAGTAGGTTTTGAGGGTCTAAACCGGATCGACGCTATCGGGCGCAAACTTCGCGTGGCGACCGAAAAGACGATGATAAACCTGACCGACGTATTGTATGCGAAGGTCATGGAAAATGTCAGTGGGAAGATTTTGCAGAAACAAACCGGGCAGCTTGCTGGGTCAATCGGCAAAAGCTACGAGGCCGAGAACGACTTTTACGTTGGCTCGGTGTTTGTCAGCCCAACGACGGACAAAGCATGGGTGCTGGAAAAGGGCGGAAGTAGTTATTATCCGATTGTTGCCACCAAGGCATCGGTCTTGGCATTTTATACCAAAAGTGGCGAAAAGGTATTCCGCAAAAGTGTCATGCATCCGCCGAGCAAGAAGTTCGCCTATCTGCTCGAAGCGTTGGAGGAAATGAATGAACTGGTTCCGAAAGGTTTTCGCGAAAGTATCCAAGCCGTTATCGACGGCGGAGACTATGGCGAATGAGCATCGTCACACGCAATCAAGTCATGGGAGTTATTTTGGCGAAAATCGCCTCCATGACCTTCTCGTCGCCGATCAACGGAGCTACGACATGGCGGAAGACTACGGACCGCCTGAGTCTGTGGGGGGACGTGGCGCCGGACCAACAACCATACGCCGCCTTGGTAACGCACAGGGAGGAAGATGAATACAGGGGCCTCGGACTTTATCGTCGAACTCTTGAGCTTGGTGTCTGGTGCTATTCGCGTAGCGACAGTTCGCCTGGCGGGCCGGACCTTGATACCATGATGGAGGCGTTTGAGACGACGTTTAATGTGGCCGATAATTTTAGCCATAATACAAACACGCTTGGAGGCTTGGTTTATTGGTGTCGAATACAGGGCAAGACGTTCAAAGACCCAGGAGACCTTGATAACCAAACACTTTTAATTCTTCCTCTCCGAGTAGAGATGCCGTAGGCTGCCCTAGAGCAGAGATATACGAAAGCCTCACCCTTTTGCATATCTCTACCCTAGTTTAACCTAAAACCGAGGAGACTTAATATGCAGTTGCTGTTTGGTATTGGGGCTCTTTGGGGCCAACGGAACGATGTGGCAGGTCTCGGCGCGGATCAGTTCGCCATCTTGCAAGAAAATTCGATCGACATTTCCTTCGAGATCAAGGAGCTATACAGCCAGCTCGGTTATCCCGTCGATATTGCCCGTGGCAAAGGCAAGATCACAGGCAAGGCCAAGGTGGCCCGAGTCTTTGCGGCACTCTATGCGGACCTGTTCTTTGGTTCCTCGGTGGTCACGGGCGAGACCAACACGAGCGAGAGTGAGAGCTATACGCTAGCAGCAACTACGCAGACCGTTGCCCATGCCTCGACCTTCGTGGCTGATCTCGGTGTGTATTACAACGCCACGGGCAACTTTCGGTTTACCTTCACAACGGGCGCTCCGAGTGCCGCGGGGCAATATACCACGGGAACCAACGGGGTCTATACGTTCTATTCGGGCGATATCGGTGCTAACATTGCCGTATCGTATGTTTACACCGATACGAGCGGCAAGACTATCACCATCACGAACCAGTTCATGGGCTATACGCCCACGTTCATCGCCACCTTTTATCAACAGCACAGCACGCAGGGCGGCAGCGGGCAACTTACGCTTCGGCTCAATGAGTGTGTCAGTTCGCACTTGACCATTCCGTCACGGATCGACGACTACGCCTTGCAGGATTTCGACTTCCAGGCGTTCTCGGGCGGCAACAACATTATCGGCACCATTTCGACTACGGAGTAAAAGCCTTGTTTCCAGGAACCAAGTTAACAATCGAGGGTGAAACCTTCATAGTCCCGGCCTTGAGCCTTGGCCAATTGCGTAACGGCGTATTGGCCAAGCTCCAAGAGCACGACAAATTGTTGTCGGATGGAAAGTTCTTCGAGAGCTATCTTATCCGTGGCGAAGTTATTGTCGAAGCGCTCAAGCGGAATTATCCGACGATCGACGAAGCCAAAATCATGGACGGGCTGGATTTGCAAAATCTCGGCCCCGTCTGGCTCAACGTGCTCGGCAGCAGTGGTTTTACGCCGGGGGAAGGGGTAGCGGCGGAGACGGCGGCGATAGCACCTGGGACATCCGACCCATCTACCGCAGCCTAACCGCCGCCTATGGGTGGACCTATACCGAGATCGACAGCCACACCCTGCCGGAAGCTAATGAGTTGTTTGAAGGTTGGGCCGAACATCCACCGACCAACCTGTTGTTGCAGGCGATAATTGACGGCCTGGGGGGTGGTAGCAAAGCCAAGCCCGCGAAGCCAAGTGCGGAGCAGACCGAGGCTGAAAGCCGGGCCATGGCCGCCATGCAACAGAGTGCGTTGGCTGAAATTCAAACCAAGGCCGGCCCAAGTTTTCCTGTCATGCGGGGAAAAGATAAAGGTTTGCCGAAAGCCGCTCCGGTGTTTGATGAAAATCTTTTGCGGGAACGGAACGCGGCCTTGGCCGCAGGGCTTAAATTAAAGGTGGTGGAGCGGTAGATGTCGGGCAATAATGATCTGAACGTCCGGATCACAGCGACTGATGCTTCCGCCACTGCCACTGTTAAGCAGCTTAGGGATACTATCCGAAGCGCTGAACAAACAATCCAAAGTTTTAATGCCGAAGCTGCTAAGTCTGGTGGCACGATGTCGGCCGCAGCAACAGCAACTGTTGCGGCTATGCGACAGATTATTACCGAAAGCCAGGCGCAAATTGCCGCCCTTAAAAATGCGGGGCAGGCTGCGCAAAGTGCAGGGCAAGCGGCGCAGCAAGCAGCCTCGGCTACGAGGCAAGCCACGGTTCAAGTTACCGAGGCAATTGAAGCGCAGACTGCGGCGCAAATCCGACTTGAAGCGGCGATTAAATCCGTTACTTCGGCCCAAACAGCCCAAGCTACGCAATCACGGCGGCAGATTGAGGTTCAGGAAACCGTAAATCGTTTTGCCGGAGTTAGGGCTCCAAATTCCGGGGCCGCCGTTGCCAGTGCTGCGGTGTTTGCCGAACCGTTTTTGATCGAAGAACGGGCAATACAAAAAGCCACGGCGGCGATGGATCGGCAGATTGGCCGAGCCTTGGTTTTGCGCGAAACCCTTAACATGCCTGCGGCCCCAATCGCCATGCGGGCCAATAATGCCATGCCTGCCGTGCCGAGCTTCTTGTCTCGGCAAAGAAATGCGGGCGGTGAAGCAGCTTCGGCAGCAGCAGTTATGTCGCAAGTCGAAGGTGGGGCATTAAGGGCCGAGGCTAATGTTGGTCGTTTAACGTCGTCCATGAGGCATCTTGTAGCCCTGTTTGATGAGGCCATGAGTGGCAGGCGCGGCCAGATGTTCTCGACGCTTGGAGCCACGGCAAGGGATGCCGGACTCGGTGTTGGTGGCTTGGCTACAAGCATGGGTGGCTTAGCGGCCGTGGCCGTGGTTGGAGGCATCATGCACGCTGCTGAGGAACTGAGCAAATGGGCCACGGAAGCCCGCGCAGCGGCCAGTGCTACAGGCATGACCCTAGAGGCGTATACGGCCCTGCAAGGCGCTCTGCGGGGCATGGGCTTGTCCGCAAGTGAAGCTGATACAGGTTTGCGCAAGCTGGCTGAAAGTATGAGCAAAGCCGTGGCCGAGCCTACATCCCAGGCGGCCCAGGCGTTTCATAATCTCGGCATAAGCCAAGAACAGCTTATTGCCACGAACGGCAATACGGCGGCCGGACTTCGGCTTATTGCCGAAGCCTTTACTCACACCACGGACGGTGCCAACAAGACTGCCAATATGAACGAAATCCTCGGCAGAGGTTTTGAGAAACTCATTCCGTTGTTGCAGAACGGTGGCGTCGGCTTGGATGAAATGGCAGCCAAGCAGAAAGAGCTTGGCAACGTGCTGGACGAAAGCGGCGCTAAGAAGCTCGAAATGGTCGGAGACTCTGTCAGGGAGTTGGGAGAGAAAATTCGTGGCCAAGGTATCAAGGCTATGGAAGATTGGGGTCCGGTAATTATTGGCTTGATGAAATTGCTCGGCGCCCTGGGCACTGCAATTAGTGCCGTTTCAAGCGCAATAGCCACTATGGGGTCGGCATTAGCCTCGGGCGACCTGGCGGCACAGGCGCAAATCGGCCTCGATCCAAGTATGATGTCGAAATACTCTAATCCAGGGGCCAAGCCTCGGGGTATGAGCACTGATCCGAAGGAATTATACCCCGATCAAAGGAATGTGCCTGCGCTTACGCCGAGAGTTTCTCCTCTTGAAACTATGCAGGATGAAATGGCTTCGGCCAGGCTAACTGCGACACAGAGCGCGAAAACGGCAGCGGAAGCTAGGGCGAAGGCAGAAGCGTCTGATCTTGCCGTTATGGAACAAACCCTGGCGAAAAAAGAGGGTTTGACGGCAAAAGAGGCAGACAATTTGCGCAAACAAATTGACAACAAACGGGAGCAAATGCGGCTGCAAAGTTTGCCAAGTTCCGCTAAGTCCGGGGCTGATGATGCGGCCGAAAGCGCTGCCTTGAAAGCCGGTCAGGGGGTTAAAGACCCGAGGCAACAGAGGATTGCTGAGAACCAAGCCTATATTGCCTCGTTGCAGCAAAGCGCGCAAGCAGAGGGGCTTGATGCCAAAGAGCGCGAAAGTATAGAGAAAGAGATTACGGCAAGAAAACTGGCACTGTTGAATGAGCAAACCGCAGCCACGGCTGCGGCAGCT